TGGTGTGCCAAATGGGTTGCCAACCTCTTGATAAATAAAGGTGCTATCTTCATACATTAATGCAAAGCTATCTTCAGTCAGTAGGTAGTCAACACCAGCGGGGAAGTTATCGCTATCAATGAATCGCGCTAGCGTCCTGATGCGCGTAAACTTGGCACCTTCCAAACCTTCTGGCAACGTCAGGATCAACGCTGTGATGGTGCCCATAATGTTGCTGATCCGCATCCTGGGGCGCGGCAGTGTACCCTGACCGCTGTATTCAAACCCCTCCACTTCAATTGGTAGTGCCATGTATGGCTGGCCAGCCCAAATCAAATCACCGTTATTGTTAAGGCTTGTGCCCGCATGAAAGTAGTACGTTTCAGCAACGCCATGCTGCGGCACATTAAGCTCAAGCTGGAATAGCTCAATCAGTGCGCCAGGGGCAATACCCTGCAACGCACTGACTAGATCATCTTCACCGACTGCATAACCAGCAATCCAATAGCCAGTTACAGCGTAGTTCATTGATTATGCAGTGACAGCTTTGATGACAGCAAAGCCGATCACGATAGCTTCAGACAATGAACCAGCCGTTACGTTGCGCACATTGATGGAAGCTGATCCGGCTGCTGCTTGAGCGTTCAGCAAGTACGCGCCAGCCGTGCCACCGCTGACGTGGTTCAACACCAGCAGGTCAGTTGCAGCGATCGTGCTGTTGGTCAGCGTGAATGTCACCGTAGTAGCCGCCGCCAGTGATGCAGCGTTCATTGTGATCTGGCCGCACTTCTTGTTAAGCGTGACGGCAGTTGCCTTGCTGGTTGCCTGCGTTACCGTACCGCCTTCACCAGTGATGTAACCAGCCTTATCCGTGTTGAGGTTGGTGAAGTTAGCATCCACCTCAACGTGCGTGAGCAGGCTGCCTTTACCGGATCGGGTGACGATGGTGCTCATGGGATTAAGGTTTGGATGTTGCTTGGATTGTAGCGCGACCTAGGCTTTGGATAATCATGGCTCGAACACCTCTTCAAATGTAGCGGTAATGTTATTGAAATTACAACTTACCTGGCTGGTGTTCCATCGTTCGCAAATCCATTTGCCGGCGTAACTATTGGGGTCTGTCCAGTCAAAGGATTCAGCAGCACCTTGCGTACGCAAGAATGTCAAGATGTTGTTGCGTTCAGTATCAGTACGATTCAAGAACTGCAAAGACCATTTCTTTGGTTGTGTGTTCAGACCATAAGAAAGGCGTTGCTCGTATCCATCGCCAAACTTAACACGTCTGATAATTGGCTGCTCCTCTAGGTCAGCCGTGAAACTAGGTGTGAAAGTAAAGGTTGCCATTAGCGTCGGGTACCAGCCAAGATGCCACCTGGTCGTTGTTGCTTCACCAATTCTGCCTGCACCGCAGCCGAAACGGCAACCCCTAACTGCTTCGCCTGCGCTTGGTCACCCTGCACGCTGGCATTACCGGAGGCATCTACGTTGACCGTTACGTTGGTGCTGCCGCCACCGCCGCCCTGCATCGCCACCGGGATGCGCCGGCCATCAGGTAGCGGCACGAAGGCCTCAGGCCTGGATCCTTCTCCGTAGAGCGCCAGCTGCGGGGAGTTGGCGATGCCGCCTGATGCGTACTTCTTGAGAGGCATCGGACCGTCGCCGGTCATGATGCCGCCGTTGGCAAACTTAAAGCCCGGGAAGAGACTGCTGATGGCTTCCGTGATCGGCTTGATAATTGCAGCGCGGATTACAATGCGCGACAAGTCTTCAATAATGCTAGTGGCCAGATCATTGAAGCTTGCCTTGCCAGTAGTGACAAATGCAGTCAGTTGATCCTCAAGACCCTTAAGGCTGCCAACCACAGCATCGCCGATTGCGCCGCCAATGTCTTTAATGCTGTTGTAATACTCTTGCAAGCGATCCTTAATGCCCGCACCTATTGATTCGTTATCAGTCTTTTGCTTTGCGGTAGCAGCATCCAATGCTCCAGCACGCTCGCGCAGAAGGCGTACATGCTCAGCCAGTGCCGGGTTAGTTGCAGCAAGGATGTCTAGCTGCAGTAGGTTTACCTGTGCGTTCAGCTTCTCTAGCTCGGTTAGTTCAGTCTTGCCGCGACTAACTTCTGTAATCTTAGCGTTGTATTCATCCACGCTCGGCAAAAGATCCTTCAATCCCTGCAAATACTTTTGATCTGTTAGCTCAGTATTTGCTCGTTCAAGCTGCTCAATAAAGCCGTTCAATATCTTAGGATCAAATTTGGCGCCTAATGTTGCTGCCTCATCGCTAATACTTTTGATGTTTTTCTTGAAATCATCTACGATTCGCTTGTTTTCAGTCAGTGCCGTATCGCGCTCAAAGTACAGCTTTTGCGTAGGCGATGCGCCAACAACCTCAAAAGCGTCTCGGGTATCTTCAACGCTTCTGCGCAGTTGCTCTTCCAGGTTGAGTGACTTCTCCGTCAAGGCGGCGCGCTTCTCTAGAATGCGCTCTTGCTCAGAAGCTGCACGCTTGCCATCAGCTGCTGCCTTCCTAGCTGCTGCTGCCCCTGTTGCATCGCCTGCGCTGGTGTCCACTGCTAATAAGCGTCCGCCGGTGCGCCGGCCTGTGCCGGGTGATGGTGCATCAGTGAATATCTTTTGCAACTGCGCAAAGTCTTGCTTTGCTTGTTCAATGCCCGAGTTAAATCCTTTACTTAATGCTTGCCCTGCTCCAGAAAAATCACCTTGCAATGCTTTGCTAATTGCATCAAAACTGTAGACGCTGGCTTTAATCAGTACATCAACAAGCTTAATGGTGGCAAAGACTACAGCGGCAATAGATTGAATACCAACTTTTATAACTGCAAACAGCGCCGTCCAATCTTGCTTAGTATCAAACAGATCGGCAAACACCTCAAGGATCGACTGCAACGCCGGCAGCAGCGCGTCAGTCAGCTCCAGCCCGAACCCCTGCGTCTTGATGCCAAGCTCGGTGATCGTGTCATTGAACTTATCCGATCGCGCCGCAAAATCCTCGCCCACCTTGTAGGTGAACTTCTCCATGCTGGCCGCGCCTTCATTCAGCAGCGGGATCAGGTCAGCACCGGCCTTGCCAAACAATGCCACTGCTGCGGCCGCCTTCTGCGCACCGTCCGGCATATCAGCAAACCGATCAGCGATCTGCTTCAGCGCCTTGTCAGCTGGCACCACCTGACCATTGGCGTCCTTGACATCGACGCCCAGTGCCTTGAACTTCCGCGCTAGATCTTCGTTGCCCTCCGCCGCCTTCACCAGATTTACGTTGAGCTTGGTCAGCCCTTTGCCCAGGGTGCCCACATCCACGTCCGCCAGTTTGGCTGCGTTGCCGATGCCGATCAGTGCAGAGGCAGCAACACCAGTCTTGGCCTGCAGGTTAAACAGCTCATCGCCTGCGTCGATTGATTTCTTGATGACAGCACCTAGGCCAGCCACAATGGCGCTGCCGGCGATTGCTGCACCGAAGCCAGCCACCGCACCCTTGAGGTTGTTGAAGCCCAGCGCAGCGTTCTTGGCCTGGCCTTGGAGGCCCTGCAGCGAGTTGCCCAGCCGACGGATAGCCTCCTCGCCAAAAACGTTCGCCTTGATGCGGAGCAGCGCGTCGAGGTTCATCGCCATGTCAGCTGCTCCGCGAGTTGATCGTGCCCATCGCCGCTGCCTCCATCACCTGCAGGTCCTCCAGGAGCGCACGTTGGTCCTCCACTTCGTACATCATAAACAGCCATGCCACAGCCGCATAGTCCAGCCCGAGCACTCCGCTCATCGTGGTGCGCCACTGCGTCTGGCACCGCAGGAACATGACCATCGCTGGCCAGTTTTCCTCCCACACTTCAAAGTCATCGTTGCACTCTTGCTCTGGCAGCACCAGGCCAAGCACTGCTGCATCAGCTTGCGTCTCATCCTTGACGCCGCCGCCGGCCCAATGCTCGGCGGCCTCTGTCAGTTTTTTCTCTTGGCTCCCTTGATGCTGTCCATGTAAGCCTTGAGCACCGCTACCGCAAGGAAGGGCACCTCCAGCAGCTGATGCAGTGCCTTCTGGCTGAAGGGGATCTCCTTGCCATCATCACCGGTCACACCTGACCAGCCGACCAGCAGATCGGCGGCCATCTCAGTGATCCGCTCAAGGTCGCCAAGGTCCTCGAGCTTTTGCAGCTCAGCCACCATCGGCCCGATCTTGCTCTGTGGATGGCGCTTGAATTCACCGTCCAATGTTTGCCGTTCATGGCGACCACCATCGACGGGGATGTCAAAGGTGATCGGCCATACGTAGGTGTCGGACTGCTTAAGAACAAACGCCATACAGGGTGCTGAGTGGTTTAGGTAAAGGCTAGGCTGACCTCGTTGTTGCCAGCGCTGGTCGGCACTGCAATATAGGGGATGTTGAGCATCTGGATGCCGTCCTGGTCGGCGTAGGTCGGGCCGCCTAGATCCGCGTGAGCTGCTGTAAAGGTCAAAATGTTGCCAGCGGTCTGACCATGCTGGAAGGTAATGCTGCCGGTGCTGCTGCCAGTAGCCGCGGCAAAGAAATCCTTGGCCGTGATCGTCGGCGCCTCAATCACTACGGTGCCGCTGGGTGCGCGGTTGGTGATCATGATCTCCTTGGTGCAACCCACCAGCTCGCGGTAGATCACATCATTGGCCATGTTGAAGCTGTAGCTCATCAGGCAGCCTGCATAGCTGAATGCTGAGAAGCTGGTGGTGTTGCCTTCCTTAAAGATTACAGGCGTTGCCTGGTCGTTGTAGGTAGGGGTCGGCAGCGCTGTATCAGTCGGTGCGTTGTAGATGCCAGTCAGCACGTTCTGGGCAGTAGCCTCAACGAACGATGCGGAAGCGGTAGTGTCAATGGCAGCCGTGTTCGGAGCAAACGTGCTCGTAGGAGCACCAATTCCTGCGGAATTAGTGGTAAGTAGCCACTGAGCAAGAGAACTAGTCAGATACGGATTAGTTCCGTTGTCGGCCTGAATCGCTTGATTCGTGCAAAGGAAGGTC